TGCGTGTCTACGAGTCTTCCGGTATCTATATCGACGGCATCCCTGTACCTATCCGCTCGTTTGGCGAGGCAGGTATCACGTCACCACTTACTAACGAGTCTATTGTCCCCACAAGTGGCATAATAGAGGATGTTTACGACATTAACGGCTGGGGTAGAGAGGTCATACCGACGATTACGTGTCCTGATCCAACACCCATGCACATACAAATGATTGAATACGAGATCGAGGGTAACTGATGGCTCTCCCAATATTTGCAATATTAGCGGCAACAAGCGCGGCAGTGTCAGCCTACGGTCAGGTGCAAGCTGGCAAGGCTCAAAAGGTAGCACTCAAAGAGCAAGCTAAGCAGGAAGAACTTGCGGCAGAAAGCCAAGAACTAGCACGACGCCAAGAACTTAACCGGGCATTGGCGGCTAACGTCGCGGCACTCTCGACAGCAGGAATTAGTGGGGAAGGTACGCCAGCAAGTCTGGCCTTGGAAAGCGCGAAGCAGGCAGGTCTTAGCGAGATGACTATTGACCTATCAGAACGCCTAAGAAGGGCGTCATTAGAACGTCAGGCGAGATCGGCAACACAAATAGCAGGACTCACAGCGGCAAGCACGCTACTTAGTGGCGGGTTAAAAGCGGCTCAGTTAGTGCCAGAGGAAGAGTAATGGCTCAGAAGCGCATTGAATACTACGGCAAGTTTACGCCAACAGGTGTAGATACGTCTCAGGCTAAACGCTTGCAGGCTCTCTCTGGCTTGGCTGAACAGGTCGGGGACATTGCGTTTGATATCGGCGCTAAGATTCAAACAGAGCGCGGTCAAGAAGCTGGCGTTGCATCCGGTATGGAAGCGGCGCAAGAAGGCCAAGCACCAGAAACCAAAGAGGGCTTTCTCTCTGCGATCTCTATCTATGATCAGGCATACAACAAAGCGGCATTGAACGCTTATAGCTCTGGCATCCGAGTTGATGGCAAGAAGAAGCTGTTTGAGCTTGAAGAGCAGTATGCAGATGATCCCGATCCCGTAGCATTCCAAAGTGACTTCAATGGCTATATGAAGGGCGTCACAGAAGGCTTGCCAGAGGATATTGCGGCAGACCTACGGTTACGACTCACTGAAGATGCAATGCGCGTACAGGGCCGTTTAGCGGACGCACAGCGAAAGCGTCAGTTTGACCTTGCCGCCGCCAACTTGAATGAAGAGCTAACGACTCTGGCCGATGAGCAAGCAAGAGCCGCTCGTGATGGCGATGACACTCGTGTTCAAGAGTTGCAATTGCAGATCGAAAACATTGGGCTTGAGAACAACGAGATTCTCGATCCAGCGGCATACTCAAAGTTCACCTCAGAGCAAGAAGATCGACTGATTGTCCAGAGTAACTTGGGCCAACTTGATCGCGCTATCTTGAACAATGAAGACCTATCGCTTCAGGAAAGGATTGAAAACGGTAAGCAGATGCTTGCGACCATTACCGCCAATCCTATTGAAGGGCTATCTCCCGAACAGCAGTCAAAGCTAGAGTCGCAGATGGCGACAAGATTGAATCAGCTTGAAAGCCGTCTAGTCGAAGAGGACACAGCATTCGGTATTGAGCTATCTGACTACGAAGTACAGGTTGCAAGCGGGAACATTGACCCGGTTGACGTAGATCAGCAAGCAAACGAGTGGTATACAACGGGCCGCATTTCTCAGAGTGAGATGACCAGCCTCAAGAAGTCGGCACGTACTGCCGTGGCTAAAAAGGCCGAGACCACTGCCGTCAACGTCAACATCACTAAGCAGTTCACAGACCAGCGCGATCCCTATTACGTTCCAGATCAGTCTGATATCAACAAGTATTACGATGATGTATACGTGCCAGCGCAGGAAGGTGCGACACCCGAGCAACGTATGCTGACCGATGCGATCTTTATTCAGAAGACGCGCATGATCCCAAGCACTGTAAAGAACCAGACAAACAGCTATCTACTGTCAGGTGATCCCGCATTGATTATGCAAGCGGCACAGCTCATTGATCGCGTTGATGAGACGCCCGGCATGTTTGACCAGATCACCAATGTTCAGACAAAAGCCTTTGCATCAAACATGGTTAGATTGATGGAAGTCATGGACCCCAAAGAGGCGCTCCGACTTAGCCAGCAACTAACTGATCCGGCTGATCAGAACCGCGTAACGGCTCGACGTGATCAGATCAAGACCGAGAAGTACAACGACAAGTACGTTGACTGGACTCGTGACATTGTTGGCGAGGCTGATCCGACATCATTCCAGAATGCCGTTAGCCAGTATCAAACAATCTTTGAGAGCTACTATCTCGCTGGTTCCGATGAGGATTCGGCAAGAGCGCAGGCCGAGAAGATGATCCAGTCTAACTATACTCAGTCCATATTCGGCGACATGATGTACGCACCCGAACAGTATTACTCTGTGAATGGAAGCGTTGAGTATATGCGTGATCAGCTAGATGAAGAGATCCGCGCAGAGGCTCCCAATCTCCAGTTTGACCGCGAAAACATCTACTTATTGACCGATGACGCTACATCCCGATCAGCGGCGGCTGGATCGCCTATGTATCGTGTTCTCATCCTTGACGATGATGGCGTATTCCAACAGCGTAGTGGCTACTTTGTCCCCGATGTTGAAGGCCAGCAAGCCAAGCTCCGAATCGAAACAGCAGAACTAGCGGCTGAGATCAGACAGGCAGAGGAAGAAGGTAGCGTTGCCCACAGACGCCAGCAGTTCGAAGAGAAGAAGGCCGCATACGAAGAACGCAAGGGCAAGCCAAGAAGGGCTGTGCCAGCGTCAGAGCTTTACGCGGATACCGTCCTATCTGATAGCCGCAGAATCATTGCAGAAGCGATACAGCTACCCGGCGAAATCCGTAGAGAAGTAGCAGGGTCGGCGGTTGAAGTGCTAACAACGGTTGGCGAAGCTATTGAAAAGACTGGCAAGCGCCAAAGATCAAAGCTCATTGAGGATATCCAAGAGCGAGAGAGCCAAGACTGATGCCGTTTATCGAAGCGCCAGATGATCTCGTATTGATCAACAAGCTAACTAACCTTGCGGAAGCACCCGAGGATGAAGATCCATCGGCAATCGAGATCGCAAGCGCGTTATGGCGTCAAGAAAACACAATCGGCTCATTCGTTAATCAAGAGTCTGGCCTACCTGATGGCGTGGATGACCAGTCATTCAACCCTTATGACTATCTATCGGAAGGCGAGAAGCTAGACAAAAAGTTTGTATCCCATGCGGCACTAGCCGATACGGTCGATGAGATCGAAGCAGTACGCAAACAATATGCTAGAGAGACAGCAGATCGAGAGACCATCCAAAAGGGCGGCGCTATGTCGTTCCTTGTTGGCCTTGGCGTTGTTGGTGTCGCTGATCCTATTAACCTGATACCAATTGGCGGAGCGATTGCTAAGACGTATAAGGCGGGCAACTCGATTCTTGATGCGGCAGTCGTTACAGGTAGTGTTGCAACAGCCTCCACAGCCGTCACAGAGGCCGCTCTGCACCAATCACAGCTAACCCGTACTTATGGCGAGTCTGCGATCAACTTAGGCGCGGCGGCGCTTCTAGGTGGCGTACTGGGCGCAGGCGGTAAGGTTCTCGCTAACTCACTCGATGCGTCTGCCATTGGCGGCATTGTTGATTCAATGGATGTTGAGCCAAAGGTGAAGACAGGCGATGACAGTGTTTTGTCCCCTGAGTACCGGGCGACTCCACAAGAAAAGAGCGTGGGCGCGGCACAGCGCGTGGCAGATGTTGAGGTAAGTGGTAAGGCGGCAAAAGGTTTGGTCAAGACTCTGGGCTTTGATCCGCTGTCTCGCACACTAACCAGTGATAACCCATTCACCCGGATCGTTTCTAACCGATTGGCAGAGAATCCCATCAAGATGGATGGCGATATCGTCACGGCTGTTGAGTCACGCGCCAAGATACATGACGGCAAGTATGCGACAGCACTCCAAAATCATTTAGATATTTATAGACAGTACCGAAAAAACGGCGGTCGTCTGCGTAAGCGTCAATTCAACGAGGAAGTGGCAAGGGCAATGCGGAATGATGAATCTGCAATACCCGAAGCTATGCAATCTGCAAATAGCTGGCGCACAGAGCTATACAACCCGATCAAGAATGACTTGGTTGAGCTTGGCTTACTACCCGAAGACGTAAGTGTTGGCACTGCTGTTGGCTATCTGAACCGACGCTGGAATAAAGGTAAGGTATCAGCAAACCTTCCCAAGTTTATTGACACTACTGCGAAGTGGTTGCGCGATGAAGATGTCCGTTTGCGCGATGAAGCGACAAAAGCCGAGGCGGATATTGCTGAAGCTACTGGCGCAGAGCGTACACGATTACAAGAAATCATCGACCGGGCAGAGCGTAAAGAGGCCAAAGACTTAACCGATGAGGATTATCAGCGCATTGCGGAGCAGATCGCACAGCGCATCCAAGGCACTCCAGATGGTCGGCTCCCCTATGATTGGAAGATCGGCGAAGGCTCTGCAAACAACAATCTGAATGGCACTGTTGGATTGCGTGGGCCGCTTAAATCTCGAACATTCCAGATTCCCGACAACATGGTTGAGGAGTTTTTGGATAACGACATCGAAGACTTAGGGCGTTACTACCTACGCAACACAGCAACAGACATGGAGCTAGTGCGAGAGTTTGGTGATCTTGACCTAACCATTCAGAAGAAAGAAATATTGGATTGGTATACAGAAAAGCAACGTACTGCTAAGACTGAAAAAGAACGCATCAAGCTAAAGAACCAAGCTGATGCAGATATACGCGATATTACTGCAATGCGTGACCGTATGCGTGGCATCTATGCTCAACCCGACCCTGATAATGTATGGGTTCGTGCTGGTCGTGTATCTCGAAACCTTAACTATATGCGATTTATGGGTGGCGTCGTAGCGTCGTCAGTTCCCGATGTGGCTCGTATCTTCATGGCTGAGGGCATTGGCAAGACTTTCTCGAAGGGCTTATTGCCGCTCGCTAGAAATATCAATTCGTTCAAGGTGTCATCGGCAGAAGCAAAGCGTTATGGCGTTGGCGTTGATGCGTTGATGGGCGGTCGCTCGCAGATCATTTCAGACGTGGCTGATTACACACAGCCCAACACAGCGTTTGAGCGTGGCATCCAGTATGCCACTGATAACTTTGGCCGTGTAAACCTCATGGACTACTGGACAACTGGAGTAAAGCAGCTTCACGCCGTAACCATGCAGAACAGCGTCATTGATGGACTGCTGAAAGGTCAGGTCGATAAGCGTCTGGCTCGCTTGGGTATTGATGCCGGTAACGCACAGGCAATGGCGGCAGAGCTAAAGAAACACGCGACCAAGGTTGATGGCGTATGGCTCTCCAATGCTCGCAACTGGGACTCACCCGAGCTTGAAAGACTTTGGGGCGCGGCAATTCGTAAAGAGTCTGACCGCGTGATCGTAGTCCCCGGCCAAGAAAAACCCCTGTTTATGTCTACTGAGTTGGGCAAGACTATCTTCCAGTTCCGCTCGTTCATGTTCGCATCGACTCAGCGCATGACTATCGCGGCGCTACAGGCTCAGGATCACAATGCTCTGGCTGGCGTATTGATGCTGACTACCTTGGGCATGATGTCCTATTCGTTCAAGCAATGGGATGCGAAGCGAGAGATTGCGGAAGACCCTGTTGAGCTAGTGATTGAGGGCATTGATAGATCAGGTGCGCTTGGCGGCATCATGGAGATCAACAACACGCTTGAGAAGCTATCGAGCAACAACTTTGGAATGCGCCCGTTGTTGGGTGTAGACATCCCGGCGGCACGATTTGCCTCACGTAGTATGTCGGAAAACTTACTTGGCCCCACATTCGGGAGCTTTTTGGACACGTCTCTAAGGGTGGCAAACGCTGGTCTGGCAGAAGACGGATGGAATGAATCAGACACCCGCGCATTGCGGAGACTTATCCCCTATCAAAATCTTACGTTTATTCGTCAAGCCTTTGATAGAATAGAGGAAGAGGTTGGAGACTTATGACAGTAGCAGACAACACAAGCCGTAACCAATATACCGCGACTTCTGGTCAGACGGTCTTTGCGTATACGTTCGAGATCGTAGACAAGGACGATATTGTCGTATTGAAGAACGGCACTACCCTCTCAGAGGGCACTAATTACACTGTGTCGAACGTGGGCAATGATAGCGGGGGTAACGTAACCCTTACCGTTGGCGCTACAGCAGGCGACATTCTGACCCTGTATCGGGATATGCCCTACGCTCGCACCCAGAACTATACAAACTCTGGTGACTTCCTTGCCTCTGAGGTAAACAGCGACTTCGATAATCTATGGCTGGCAGGCGAGCAGACTAACCGATCATTCTCACAGTCTATCCGTAAGCCTATTACCGACTCTGACTCTATCTCGATGGAGCTACCTGCGGCGGCTGATCGTGCTGGGAAGTTATTATCTTTTACCTCATCTGGTGCAGTATCAACAGCAACATCTGCAACAAACGGAACAGTCTCCAATCTTGTTACATATACTCCCGCTGGTACTGGTGCAGTAGATACCACAGTACAGGCCAAGCTACGCGAAAGCATTAGCGTCAAGGATTTTGGTGCTGTTGGTGATGGCACGACTGATGATACTGCGGCTATACAGGCTGGGATTGATTATGCTTCCACTAGCAAAGCCATTTTAAAAATTCCAAACGGCACGTATCTATGCCAAAGCGTTTTGATTTTGAAGTCAAATTGCGTTGTTGAGTGTGATGGAAGAATTGAAACAACCGCAACAACTGATTTCATAACGGGTACAACCATTACAAATGCGGAATGGAGAGGCGGAGAAATAGTAGCCAATACCCCAACAAATGCTCAAAGTTGCTTTGTCATTAAAACAGACTCAAACAACAACTTAATTGCAGATGTAAGTTTGACTAATTTTAGAAACAAGGGCGTTGATATTCAGACTGGTAGTTATGAGAACACAGTTCAGCGTGTAAAAGTATCAGGGGCCTCTGGAACTTCTGGCTCTGGCGTTAGCATTTTTGGAACTGGATCAGACAGACCGGATCATAACAAAATTATAGATTGCCAAGTATCAAACAGTCGCGGCGGAATATCGGTTCAAGGTGGCTATTACAATCAGATTGTCAATCCTGTAATTTATGATTGCACTCTATGGGGCGTTGGCCTAGATGGAGTTGTTACGGCGGCAGGTGATGGAGCTAGATACACACAAATTTCCAATGCAAATTGCAATCGAGTCTCAAGCACTACCTATGGCGGCATTTATCTTGGCAATGGATCATCATTCAATATCATTGATTCGCCAGTTCTTATTGATTGCTATACAGGAATAAGAGGATCAGGCGGATCAGGCTATGAGCCTTCAAACAATGTAATTACCAATCCGATCATTGATGGCAATGTTAGTAGCGCTCTAGGCAATACAGGCATAAATCTATCTGAATGTGATTATGCAAAAATTATTTCCCCGACTATTAGAAATATGTCATCGAGAGGCTTGTATTTATTTTCAAGCCCATACTCTCAAGTTACTGGCGGGGAGATAAGTAACTGCACTGCTGAAGGTTTATATCTTCAAACAAAAGAGTGTTTAGTATCTGGCGTTTATTCACACGACAACAATTATGGGATTCGCATAGAGTTTGGCGGAGATGCCAATGGTACGAATAGATTTACTGACTGCAAAGTAGAAAGCAACACAACTGAAGATTTACGAAGAGGAATATCCACAACTTATGTAAAAGACTGCAAGGGATTTGTTAATAGCAATGCAGGAACAGCAACACTATCTAGTGGCACCAACGTAAAAACGGTCACTCATGGTCTGGATTACACTCCAACCGCTCAAGATATAAATTTGACACCGTATTCAAACCCAAACAATTTAGGTGCGTATTGGGTTTCTGGAATAGGTGCTACAACTTTTAATATATCGTCGTCAAACACAGCCACAGCAGACGTTGATTTTGCGTGGCAAGTTGAAGAAAGGCAATAAATGACCCTAACTGACTTCAACAATCTATACAGCTACAAGTTCGATCCAAAGGGTCGGGACCAGTGGCGCGTGTTGAAGCCTAATGCACTGGATCAGTACCACGGCGATTGCGAAGACTACTCACTATCCGTCCTGTACTACGTGATCTGTCAGGAGTCATGGCTTAAGTTCTGGTGGCTACTAACTACCTTCCAAGCTGAGTTATGCGGCTGTGACACTAACGGCGGAGGCCATGCTGTACTTCGCTATGGCGATCAGTACATAGACAACTGGACAAAAGAATGGGTTGACCGTGAACACATGGAAGGCTTAGGTCATAAGTTCTGGCCTTGGCACAAAACTATTATTCCCACTACTGTCGCCATTAAGATGGTAATGGCAAAACTGAGAGGCTGATATGACTATCAAACATTTAGGCGGCATTTTTGGTCGCAACCCAACATTTGAAGACGTTACCGTTGATAATCGCGTCGGTATCGGCACTAGCAGTCCGTCTGAGGCGCTCACCGTTTCTGGCAATATTCAAATAGAAGATAACGACGCATACTTGCAGTTTAAAGATACTAATGCCGGTGCTGACGACAAGTTTAGACGCATATATCACTCAGATCAGAATTTATATATTTCCCGTAGAAATGACAATGGAACTTTACAGGCCAATGATTTGGTTATAGATGCCAGCGGCAACTTGCTGTTGGGTGGCATTACTACTCCAGCATCGTCCGATGGTAACTTGGTGATGTTTAACGGAACAGCCCCCACTGGTAGCGTAACAAACGGCATTGTTCTTTATGCTGAAGATGTATCAGCAAGCTCTGAGTTAAAAGTAAGGGACGAGGCAGGTAACGTAACTACGCTTTCACCTCACAACTTTGAGTTAATACCAGAAGGCCCGTCCGAAGATATGGCGTGGTCGTATTATTCAGAAAAAGATGGCAAGCGCATTAACGTAGATATGTTGAAGGCCATACGTGTGCTTGAGAAAATGAGCGGCGAACAATTAGTTTACGAGGATTAAACCATGTCAGGCGAAGTAACAAAGAGCATTACAGCTCAGAACACATTTAGCGATGAGATCAAAATACAGGGCTACTTCAACTTGTCTGTCTCTGGCATTGCTGGCGGCACTGTCGTTACAGTACAGAAGCAGTCAGGTGTTGATGGCACTAACTGGACCGACGTTGATGACTTCTCATCCGATATCGAAACATACGGCTTTGAGGCAGAGCGTCAGAACTATCGCGTAGGCGTTAAAACTGGCGACTTCGGATCAGGTACGTGCAAGGTCCGACTCGGTTGTAAGTGGATTGATTACCTGTCGTCGTGAAGACACCAGCATGGCAACGTAAGGCTGGGAAGAATCCCAAGGGCGGCTTGAACGAGGCGGGTAGACGTTCAGCCAAGGCCCAAGGGATGAACCTCAAGCGGCCAGTGAAGAGCGGTGACAACCCTAGACGGGCATCATTCCTTGCTCGTATGGGTAACATGCCGGGGCCAGAACGCAAGAACGGCGAACCCACACGTTTATTGTTATCATTGAACGCATGGGGTGCTAGCTCAAAGGCAGATGCTAGAAGGAAAGCGGCGGCAATCTCTCGACGTAACAAGGCGCGGAAGGCATGAGAAAGTCTACTGTTAACAAGGCTGGCAACTACACAAAGCCCACGATGAGAAAGAACCTGTTTGACCGTATCAAGGCAGGTGGTAAGGGCGGCGCACCCGGTCAATGGTCGGCACGTAAAGCCCAGATGTTAGCCAAGCAGTACAAGGCCAAAGGCGGTGGATATCGTGATTAAGAAGTCACAGCGATCCTTGATGGACTGGACCAAGCAGAAGTGGCGCACCAAGTCAGGCAAGCCATCGACGCAGGGACCAAAGGCCACAGGCGAGCGTTATCTACCTGAGAAGGCTATCAAGAGTTTAAGTTCGGCAGAGTATGCGGCTACGACTAGAGCCAAGCGCCGAGCCAAGAAGAAGGGCGAACAGTATGCCGCACAGCCAGCAGGCGTGGCACGTAAGACTAGGAGATTCAGAACATGAAGTACGGCAAGAAAAAGAAAAGTCTTTACGACGGCATGATGAAGCGTATGCGTAGCAAGCCTGTAAAGGTTAACGCTTATGCGAAGCCTAAGAAGAGATAACCATGAGCATAGAGCGGTCAGTAGCGAAGCTCGAAGCCCAGCAAGAAGCTATGGCGCAAGACGTTAGTGAGATGAAGTCTGCTCTCACAAGTATTGCCCAAACTCTTCAAGACTTATCAAGCATGGAGCAGAGGCAGGTTCACTTGACCGAGACTGTAACCCGCGCACATAAGCGCATTGATGAGATCCAAGCTATCGTGAAGGATGAGGTAAAGAACCACGAGAAGCGCATCCAAGCTATCGAGATTAGCATCGCCAAGAATCAGTGGATCGAGCGCATTATCATGGCTGGCGTCATGGCTGTTATCGGTATGTGGATCAAGAGCGGCATCTGATGCTTGACCTACTTGTCGGTCCTATCGCCAAGCTGTTGGACAAGGTTATTCCCGATGCGGATGAGCGCGGTCGGTTAGCCCATGAGATCGCAACACTAGCGGAGCGGCAGGCCCATGAAATCGCCAAGGCTCAGATTGAAGTCAACAAGGCAGAGGCAAGCAACCATTCAATGTTTGTTAGCGGCTGGCGTCCGGCTGTGGGATGGGTGTGTACTATTGGCCTTGCGACTAACTACCTGTTTGTTCCTGTTTGCAATTTTATACTTACTATCAATAAGCATCCCATTACTGTCCCGCCTTTGGACCTGAGCGAGATGATGCCCGTCCTCTTGGGAATGCTCGGGCTTGGCGGTCTGCGTACCTACGAAAAGACAAAGAACGTGGCGAGGAAATAATACACTTGATGTACGATAAGATACATTCGCGCGAGGTAAAGGAATGCCATTGAAGAAAGGTAGAAGCCGCAAGACCATCGGCAAGAACATAAGCCTGTTACGTGGCGAAGGTTATCCAGAGAAACAGGCTATCGCTATCGCGCTGTCAAAGGCCAAGAAGAAGAAATGAAATACTTCCATATCAGGGAGTTCGATTGCACCCATACAGGAACCGGTGGCGACAATATGGACCCCGAGTTTCTGGAAAATCTTGACCGCTTGCGTGAGATATGCGGCTTCCCGTTCCGCATAACATCCGGCTGGAGAGATGCGACCCATCCCGTTGAGGCCCGAAAGGAAAAGCCCGGCACCCATCACCAAGGGATCGCGGCTGACATAGCCGTCTCTGGTAGCCTTGATCGGCTAACCCTTGTGCGTGAGGCTATAAAGATGGATTGCTTTTTTGGAATAGGTATCGGAAAAGACTTCGTACATCTTGATGGACGCACAACCACGCCAGTCATGTGGACGTACTATCCCAAATAACAACATAAAGTGTTTGCATTCCCCTAAAACATAACCTAATATGTTTATTGTTCCATGTGGAACTAACCAAGGGAGATGACAAATGGCACGTTTTGATTTCTATGAAATCCTGATCAACCACCCTTCATGGGAGGAAAACTATCACGACATCACTGACCCTGAGATCCGTCGCGAACTCATGTGTGATGTTGAAGAAATCTCATCCGAGATTGCACCAACCGCAATGCAACAAACTGGCAGTGAGATCGAGTGGGTAGACCTGATCTTTAATGATGAGGTTGACCCGGCTGTCGTCGTTCAGAAAACCCGCGAGCTTCTGTGGAACTATTCGGAGTCAATGATTGTTGACTTGATCGAGAGCGAAGCCGCCAAACACGCGGAGGCTTACGATGATTGATTTATCTAGGTCTGATGAGGACTTTCTCACCGAGCGCTACAAAGACTGGCTACAGGTCGCAAGCCGTGAGTTCCGCAAGGGATTCATGGATGGCATGGCTTGTAACTGCCAGAAGTATCCAGCAACGGATATGTACCTATCAGGCTATGCCGATGGCTATGCCTTAACCCAGATGCGAGACGCATCACAACACGCAGGAGAAACGCTATGAATGGCGTCGTAAAAATCCACGGCAAAGAATATAAAACCGTGGCACTAAGGGTCGCAGAGTTTAGACAGGCCCATCCCGACTACACGATATCGACTGAGTTAGTCGAAGCTAACGATGTGCTAGTCATTATGAAGGCAAGCATCTTGGATAACGATGGCCGTCTCTTGGCTACTGGTTATTCAGAAGAGGTACGTGCCGCCAGCAAGATCAATGCCACCAGTGCGCTAGAGAATGCAGAGACTTCCGCTATTGGTCGCTGTCTGTCGGCTCTGGGCTTTGGCGGTACTGAGTATGCGTCGGCAGATGAGGTAGCCAGTGCTATCAAACAGCAGAATGATGGCGAGTTTCTGACGTTTATGGAAACAGTTCGGGAAAACTTTGATTGGGTCTCATTTGCCAAGTGTGCCATCCACAATCAGGACTGGGATGAATTGGCCGCTATCTGGGGCGATATAAGCCACGACACTATGGCTACGTTGTTCAGAGCGCCGACTAAGGGCGGCATCTTTACCACCGAAGAGCGTGATGCTTGCAAAGGCAATGACGCATTTAACAAAGCAAGAAAGGAGTTAGCTAATGGCTGATATTACTTTTGTAAATGGCATGAAGCCTAATCGCAAAGAAGATGCGCCAGATTGGGCTGTGCTAAAGCAGACGATTGATCGAGAAAAGTTTATTCCGTGGCTACAAGAACAGCCGGAAAATACCATCTATATCGAGACACTGATCGCCAAAAGCAGTGGCAATCTTTACACCAAGGTTGATGATGAAACCCGCGAGTATAAAGAGCGCGTCCGAAAAGAGGGAATAGACAAAGCTAAAGCGGCATTGTCTGAAGATCAATCAGCATCACAGGAGATTCCAAGTGGCCAGTTCAACAACCCGGCAAAAGTTCATGAGGATGGCGTTCAGCAAGTCAGAAGCACCCTCGAAACCTCAACCGCAACCGAGCAGTTCGATGACGACATTCCATTTTGATATTGGTCTGTCATTGCGGACAGCACAAAAGCAATTCCGTGTCAGTAACAAACAACTGGCGGAGGAATTTGGTGTGACTGAGATGACTATCGGCAGATGGCGCAAGAGCAAGGATGCAAGCCTTGGCCGGATAGTTGATTTCGCGGAGCGTTTCGATATGGACTTTGAGACGTTCCTTGATCTGCCATACAAGGAGCAAGCATGAGCCATTCAGCGCAGATACTTGACCATTTAACCAAAGGCCCGATCACAGCCATGGACGCTCTGAATAACTACGGGTGCTTCAGGCTGGCCGCACGTATCAATGACCTTCGCATGAGCGGTCACAAGATACACACGGAGATAGCCAAGAAAGATGGCAAGCGGTACGCCAGATATCACTTAGTCAAAAAAAGGGAGGAAACATGAAACAGTTTGTAATTCTATTGGCGATTGTACTAGCGGCCCCGGCATTTGCAGGGACCAAGGCTTACACCAAGAACGGGGAAGGCGGCCAGATCGTCCTAACCGATGAGCCTTGTGAAGCTGATCCAAAGATGCTTCGGGCTTACTTCTTCACTGAAGCTCACTACACCGAGGAAGGTTGTTGGAAGGACGATGACACAACCATCTTTGCTGTATGGGATCAGCAGGGAAAGTACCGCTATCGCAAGTCGATCTTCAAGGTCGTCAATCAGTGGTAAAAAAAAGGCCCTCGCGAGAGGGCCATGTCACTTGTCCAAGGGAGGGACATATGATATCTTCAAGGGGTCAAGTCAAGAAGATGTACAGAGTATACACGAAACAACGCTCTACAACACCTTCCCGCTTGGCTCAGAGTCGAGCCTCTTCAAATTGACCCGTCGCATGGTGCGGGCGCTCAAGAAAGCCAGATTTCCGACAACGACCTTTGAGGGCGGGAATAAACAGCGTATTGGTGACTGAATAAGGGGCGGTGTTAGCTACCGTGGCAGAGATACCCACTGTCGAAAAAGTTTGCTGATGAATGTTGTTGGATTGGGAAATTAGGTTTCAAGTCTTGGTAGGGTCACCCATAGCCCTCTAATGATCCTTATTGTCTGGAGAAAGGGAATGGAAGAGTTAACGCAAGATGTAGTTAAAGATCTTTTTGACTACAAAGATGGAAGTCTTGTCTGGAAAGTTTCTCCAAGTCGAAGTGTAAAGATTGGAGCGATAGCTGGAACGACAGGCTACGATGGTCGGCAAAGAATTGGTATCAACGGCTCTTTGTATTTAGCTCACAGAATTATATTTCTTTGGCATCATGGCTATCTTCCAAAAGTTATTGATCATATTGATAACGATTCATCAAATAATCGAATCGAAAATCTGAGAGAGTGTTCAAAGTCTCAAAATCAATGGAATAGCAAAGCACGGCGCAATAATAAGTCTGGCTTTAAAAATGTTTATTTCGATAAAGAAAAAAATAAATGGCGCGTTTTAGTAGAGTGCAAAAGAAAAAAGTATTACGGCGGGTATTTCAGCAATATTGATGACGCAGTAAAGGCGGCTTCTGAACTGCGTAATTCGCTTCACAAAGAGTTTACGAGGGATTGTTAAATGATTATTTTAAATGATGGTACTTACTACGAACCCGATGATGAATACCTGATTCAACTGCAACAGGCTTATTCAACTGTCGATGTCTTTGCCGAGCTTAATGCGATGGCGATGTGGTGCGATGCCAACCCCAAGAAACGTAAGACGCCACGAGGTATTAAGCAGTTCATAACCTCATGGCTGAAGCGGGCGGCTGACATGGAAAAGGGGATCAGTCCATTTGCAGAGAAAATGCAGACAAATGATGGTAAAATCGGCTTAAAGCAATGGAGCCACCTCGACTGTCTAACCCATGACTTCCTTAAATCCGAGAAGTATCGAGCGCACTGCCTTGAGAAATACGGCCAGTACGTCACCTTTGAAGGTGAGCGAGTAACCGCATGAGCGAGCGCTGGTTCGTAAACAACAAGTTCCAAGCCGATCAGTTCTGTGAGTACATCCGGGCTAATCAGGACAAGGGCCATATCTACGAGATTATCCCTGTCACCCGTACCGGAAAGCAGAACGATGCTATCCACGCATATTGCCGTGAGGTCGCTAGTGTTATGGCGGCTCATGGTATGGACATGAAGACCGTCATCAAAGACGGCGTACCTATCGAACCCACTATGTACCTGATCAAAGATTACATGTGGCGACCTATCCAGAAAGCAGTAACCGGCGTTGAGTCCACGAGGAAGATCAATCCCATGGAGGTCAACGACATTTACGAGGTTTTGAGTAGGCTATTAGTCGAAAAATACTCGATCAACGTGCCATTTGGGAGGCGCATTTAGCATCAATCCGAGGGGGAGATGATGAGCTTAATTGAGTATTGCAACACTGAAAGACAGGCGGAGATAGTCAGACTGTTTGAGTCTGGCATGAACAAAACTGAAATCGGGCGGACGCTGGGCGTTACCCGAGAGACCATCAAGGGTTCGCTAAAGATTATCAGCGATCGGGCCGCAACTCAGGGCTACTCGCCCCAGCATGACATGATCCATACGGTCCCAAATGTCTTTAAGGTCCGTGGCGTATCCACCCTGTACAATGATGAAGGGAAACCCGTTAACCAGTGGGTGAAGTCTGTCGCTGATAAAGAGGCAATGCTTGAGGCCGCGCTTGAGGCATTCAAGGCTGGATTCCTTGAAGAGATAGATGGCCTTTACAAGCCCGTACAAGCCCCAGAAGCGTCGAAGGAAGCAGATAGGCTATCGGCTTACCTCATTGGAGATCATCACCTGAACGCCCTCTGCTGGTCCCCTGAGACGGGTGGCGATGATTGGGATACAAACATTGCTCAGGACGTACTGATCAAAGCCGTCGATAAGCTGGTATCAGTTGCGGGTGATTCGGAAGTAGGCGCACTGATTAACTTGGGTGACTTCCTCCATGCCAATACGTCGGATAACAAGACGGGCAAGGGAACCCCCCAAGATGTTGATGGAAGGCTAGGCCGGACTATCCGCATTGTCGGCAATCTCTTTAGAGTCTTGATCACTCGTATGCTAGAGACGCACAAGGAAGTGTGGTTGATCAACGTGCGAGGCAATCACGATCCTGATGCCAGTCTTTGGCTGAATGAAATGATGCGCTTGTACTTTGCAAGCGAGCCACGGGTGAGGGTCTTTGACAACTTTTCTAAATGGATACACTTCGAATGGGGCGAGACTCTCGTGGTCCTACATCATGGCGACCGAATGAAGACTCAGGCGCTTTATGAGGCTGTTACGCGAGACTACGCGGAGGAATGGGGCCGCAGTAAATACCGATACCTGTATCACGGTCATATCCATCACCGGACTGTGACAGAGATGGGCGGGTTGCACCTCGAATCGTTTGGCGTCCTGTGTCCACCAGATGCCTACCATTCAGCTTCAGGCTACGGTTCAGCGAGGTCCATGTCCTGCGTTATACTCGATAAGAAGTATGGCGAGCATAGCCGATTCAAGGTCGGCATTGATGAGGTAAAAGCATGATCCCGATTATCAGTTGTCCGTTACCGGGTGGAGGTCAAGCGCTCATCAAGACACAGGACATTGGCGGCGCAACAACTGGCAAGAACCCGAAGCACTGTGACGTGTACGTGCTAGGCTGGGCGGCTAACGGGATCACAGTCGATCTGAGTTTGGATGACTTCGCGGAGATATGGGTTTCCGCTTTATTTGATGAGGGATCAAATGACATTGAAATCGTATTTACCCCAGATGACTTGCACTGAGTGTCACAAGATCATGGTGCCGCAGTTCAAGAAAGAGTATCCCCATAAGCTGGATGGCTGGTCGTGCGATTGCGGCAACTGCGAGAAGGCTATTCTACGAGAGCGCCAATACACGAGGGCCGATGATGGCAGTCAAGCGCGAGCAGTGTGATATCTGGTTTTCAAAGGCGGTAAGGTTACGAGACGGGAAGTGCCTACACTGTCACAAGACTGATCGGCTAGAGTGCGCCCATATCTACGGGAGAGCCAACAAGCGAGTGCGCTGGGCTATGTCAAACGCTACCGCCTTGTGCCATGCCTGCCATCGATACTTTACGTCCAACCCTATAGCATTCCACGACTGGCTGAATGTCGAGCTTGGCGAGGCGCACATGGATAAGTTGCGGCAGGATCGGAACGAGATTTACAAAACCAACAAGCTGTTGAGAAAGGATATCTCTGATCACTACCGCGATGAGGTCAGGCGTAAAGAAATAGATCCCGAGTACGAGATTCAGAGTTGGAACTAACGTAGTCCAGATAGTATTGGTGTAGGGCCATACGCTTGCGGAGCTTCTTCAATGCGCTGGCCTCTAGCTGGCGAACCCTTACCCGGCTAATGCCTAACTGATCCGCAATCTCTTGATGGGTCATGTGGTACGGGTAGTCGATAGGTCTCATGCTTCTCCCTCATACGGATCATGTATGCCGGGATACTTCATCAACCAAGTGCCCTGCACATTCTCAATGTACCTAGTGCTAACGTCGTGACTCTTACACCAGCGCAAAGCACTCTCCAAGCTGTTGAATACGATTGTAGTCATTGCTTCCCCCAAAAAGAAAAGGCCGCTTATGCGACCTTGACTTGATCTAAGGCTTTCTTTGCGGCGTTCATTGCCTCGTCAAAAGTCACTTCCTCTGCGATTGTTTTTAGCACCTTCCACTTATCGCCAGCCAAAACTGTATAAGTGCCAGTGCCGCCTGCTGTTGTTGAAACTTCAAAAATTTGCATTTCAAAACCCATTTCCTTTCTCCCTTGGTAAAGGCCGCTTATGCGGCCAACTGTGATGCGATTGCTTCGAAGATGTTGCGTCGATACTGAACTTCGTTTTCTTGACGAGAGATTGATACAAAGGCACCAACAGCCGCGTCACCAAACGCATATGCTTCGCCGCGAGCTTCGCTCTTTATCTCGTGTAACTGCTCTTGCGCATCTTCAAGTGCAATTTCAGCTTTAGTCAAAGTTGCCCAAAAATCGTTGTTGATTGCGTCTTTCATGTCTTTTCTTCCCTTGGTTAGTGGCTGTGTCCCCAGCCGATGAACACATTAAATCACATCTAAAATCAAAAAGCAACATTTTTTGTTAGTTTTTTTTAGAGGGGTAAATCTGGGGCAGAACATAAATTGTTGCAAAACCACAAATTGTGTATAATGGGGGCATGTGTACTACAGTGAAGCGAGCCATGTTCTGCACTCGTAACGGCTATAAGCACATTGAGAACCTCGATAAAGTATGTGTACTCATCGGGCGTTTGAAAGGACTCACGGAGTCCGAGTATCTCGATCTATGTGCAATCAACAAGCTAGAGAATGCACGAGCGTTAGAGATGGCGAAACATTACCCCAGTCACTAGGCATGGGGATATAACAGGCCGAAAAGGTCGCGGGGCTTCTTGCCCCTCAAAAAAGGGAAAGGGATATGAAAGAGCATTTAAGTGATAACTGTTTGGCGATAGGAATAATCGCGGTCATTCTGATTCTGTTCGGCTTTGCAGGAAGTGCGGACATGGAAGACAGAATTAACGATGAGCTATTTTACTGTGAGATGGTTCAGATATTCGAAGACTCCAAAGGTGAAAACGGCTGGCCCAACTTCAAAGGCATCGACTGTGAAGGTTCTTGATCTATTCGCTGGAATAGGCGGATTCACGTTAGGACTGGAACGGGCGGGATTTGAAACAGTAGCATTCTGTGAGATAGATCCATACGCTCAGAAGGTCTTGAAAAAGAACTGGCCCGGAGTACCGATTTATGACGATGTACGAACAATCACAGCAGAGCGACTGGCTTCAGACGGAGTTGGAGTCGATGTCATTACAGGCGGCTTCCCCTGCCAAGACATATCAGTCTCAGGAAACCGAGCAGGAATACAAGACGGAACGCGAAGCGGACTATGGACAGAGTGCGCCCGTCTTATTGGGGAGCTTCAGCCCCGATACGCCATCTTTGAAAACGTCACAAACTTGCTTAATGGAGAGCGGGGAGCTTGGTTTAAGCGAGTTCTCTGGGACATTTCCCAGATCGGGTATGATGCGGAGTGGCACTGTATACCAGCTTCCGAACTTGGCGCGCACCATCACAGAGATCGGATCTGGATTATTGCCTACCCCAGTGGCGTCGGACATGGGCAGTGCATCGCAGAAACGAATCAATCAAACGGGGCATCCGAAGGCGGCGTTAAGGGAAGCAGTTTTTTGGCCGACACCCAATGCCAGCCAAGGCGGCACAACGGGGAACTGGAAGCCAGTACGCGACAGTGGCCACACAGTCCAATTAAGTCTCGCCCAATCTGTCAGAAACTTACGGATACAACAGGGCAAGCCTTTTGGCGGACTGAACCCGACGTGGGTAGAGTGGCTAATGGGATTCCCAATCGGTCACACAGACTTAAATGCTTAGGCAATGCAGTAGTTCCGCCAATACCAGAACTGATTGGGAGATCTATCAATGGACATGGATGAGTACATCATTGCAGTGCGGGCGGCAGACTCTATGGCTAAGGCTTGGAGATCGGACGTAGCTATACTGTCTAACCTAAAGATCGTAAGACTGGAGAACGCTAGAGGGCCGATACTAGAGGTTGTGAGGTGGGATCTCTGATGAAAGATCAACGTGGTAAACTAGACAAGGAAACGCGGGACAGACACTTTCCAGAGACCAATGGCGGGAAAGGATCATTGCCACGTAAATCCACAAAGAGCAGTAGACAAGCATACGCTGATAACTGGGATAGGATATTCGGTGGCAAAGACAAGAGCGCAACTTAACAGAGAGACACGCCAAGCCGAGATGCGAAAGAAGATTGAAGCGTCTGGGTATGAAACGCATGTTCATGAAGTTGTTAAGAAATTGCTAGATCCTGAGCAGGAATACGACTCTATTGAAGTCCAGCGTATGAAGTCTGCGGCTGATCTGTCTATCAAGATGATGGCTAAGTTCATGCCAGACCTTAAATCAACGGAGATATCCGGCCCGAATGGTGGCGATCTAGTCATTGCGGTACAGCGTAAGCGCTTCGATGGCGAAGATTGAATATATAACTAAACCACCGGGTAAAGTTCTCGAAGAGTTTGCCGATTGTCGGGCGCGTAACTCTTTCATCATGGGGCCGCTAGGCTCTGGCAAGACCGTCCAAGTCATCCTGAAGTTTCTAGAGTTGATGTGCGAACAGGCACCAGTCACTCGTGAGACCCATCCCAACTACGGCGTGAGACTCTCAAGGATCATTGCGGCACGTAACACCTACAGCGAACTATTCTCCACAACGATTAAAGACTGGATCGAAGTACACGGCGAGCTTGGGGAGTTTAAGCAGGGCAACAAGGAACCGCCCACGCACAAGATTGAGTTCAAGTTAGAGGATGGCACGACTGTACGCAGTGAGGTCATCTTTATCGCCTTTGATCGACCTGATCACGTCAAGAAGGCACGAGGCATACAGACTACATGGGTATGGCTGAACGAGGCCAAGGAGCATTCCAAGAGCGTTGTGGACATGCTGGATCTACGTTGTGGTCGTTACCCGTCGATGAAGGAAGGTGTGCGCCCTACTCACTACGGAATGATAGGTGACTCTAATGCCCCAGATGAAGATCACTGGTATTACCGATTGGCTGAAGAGGAAAGGCCGGAGGATTGGAAGTTCCATCGTCAACCCGGTGGTGTATATCGGGAAGGAGACGGCTGGTATCTCAACGAGAAAGCCGAGAACATTCAAAACCTACCTGAAGACTATTATCGACGTGGCTTGCAGGGTAAGTCGGACGATTGGATTAAGGTCAATCTGGCGAACGAGTATGGATTTGTCTCAGCAGGTAAGCCAGTGCATCCGCTATACACTGACTCTATTCATTGCTTGCCTGATCTTTACGAGCCTAGTCCTGATCAGCCTATCGTATTGGGCTTTGATTTCGGTCGGACACCAGCTTGCGCGTTTCTTCAGAGAGATGCGGTTGGCCGCTGGATTTGTTTTGATGAGTTTTGTATGACTGATTCTGGGGCTGTGGACTTTGCTCCCAGTCTCAAGCGGTATATCGAGGCGAACTATCCGAAGGCGAGGTTCCGTGGCTGGGGCGATCCCTCTGGCGACAACAAGAACCAAGCGAATGCTGATACACCATTCAAGATCATGCGGGCGGCTGGCATACCCTGTACACCTACGCTAACGAATGACCCGGCATTGCGACGTGCGGCCCTTGAACTACCCATGAAAGAGTTGTGCATGGATGGCAAGCCTCGATTCTTAATCAGCCCGAAGGCAAAGATGATTCGCAAGGGCTTACAAGGCGGCTTCTGTTATCGACGTGTGCAAGTGTCGGGAGAGAAGTACACCGATGAACCCGACAAGAATGAATACTCGCACCCAGTTGAGGCGCTTGAGTACGCATTACAGGGCGAAGGTGAAGGCCGTCAGGCATTGACTAACCTACATACGCAACAGAGACAGCCAAGGCAAGCGCAGGTCAAGTTTAGTGTCTTCTGATTGCTATGTCGTGTTTTGTGATGACAGCAAACACTGGTGGAGTCCGATACTCCATCCGACGATTAGACATTGCTATGTGATCAAGCCTGAGAACGGGAAATGGATCGTGCATTCCAAGACGACAAAGGGCGTTGAAATGTACACCACAGATGATGTGACCCATGTGGTTGAAAATGATATCATCGTGAAGGCTGTAATTAGAGAACCCCGACGTGGGCTGTTCATGTTGAACACTTGCGTTGGGCATACGAAACAAGTGTTAGGGATAACCAAGCCATTTATCTGGACCCCTTATCAACTGTATAGGTATCTGAAACATGAAATCACCGAAAGCACCTAAGCCCACAGCACAGCAAATCGCTGTTGAGCGTCGTCAAGCGGCGGCATTGGATGAAGAGATCCGAGAGCAGGAAGAGCGCTTTGCGGCAATGGCTCGCGGCAAGCTAGGAGTCAAGTCACTCTTGGGTGGCGTACCTCGTACTCGTGCTGAGGCCGCAGGTACAGGCGCAGGACGTGCCGCTCCCGCTCGTACCATGTTGGGTATGGGTGGAATGGGCGGAGCCGCTCCCCGTCGTGCTGGTGGCGCTCCACGCACTGGCACCTACAATGGCACTATGCCTCAACTCCGATAGGTAAAACCCTATGAGCTTGCCCCCGCATCTAGGCTCGATCCAAGATATCAAGGAACGAGAAGCCAAGGCGTTCAACACTCAGGCAATGTGGCATGACCAATTGCAAGACGTGTATGAATATTTTCTACCTCAGCGCAACTTGTTCGACCGTGAAGACAAAGGACAGAAGAAGATGGATAAAATCTTCGACTCGACTGCGTTGACGGCTATCCAGCAGGGTGCGAGCAAGCTACAAGAGAACATTGCTCCGATCTGGTCGCGCTGGGCTACCTTCCAACCGACCGATGAGATTGTCCGATTGGTCGAGACTGGGCAGTTCGATGTGTCTGAAGAGGACATCCGGGCGAACCTTGACCAGCAATGCAATCTGGTATTCGACTACATCAACCGATCCAACTTCCATACGCAGTTTTATGAGGCCGCACTTGATCTATTGGTAGGCACTGCCACCATGAAGATCGAGGAAACGGACGATGAGACCAACCCTATCTGCTTCAACACGATCCCACAGAAGGGCATTGCGTTTGAAGAGGGTCCATATGGTGGCGTTGAGACGCATTGGCGACGGTTTGAGGTCAAGGCTCGCTTGTTAGAGCGTATGTGGAAGGGCTTTGAGGCGTCGGAGAAGATCAGAAACCTCATAGAGAACAGTCCGAACAGTGAAGTACGGGTGTCTGAAGGCGTCATCTTTGACCCTAAGAACAAGCGGTACTACGGATGTCTATGGGTTGCAGAGGAAAGCAGGTTCTCATGGACTGAAGACTTCGGAGAATCAAGCCCTTGGGTCACTGGTCGGTACACGAAAGTGGCTGGCGAGGTACGTGGTCGCGGTCCAGCGATGCAGTCATTGCCCGATGTGCGCTCGTTGAACAAAGCCAAAGAGTTTGTATTGCAGAAGGCCGCAATTGACCTTGCAGGAATGTATACGGCTACTGACGACGGCGTGACAAACCCTTACAATATGGTCATTGCACCGGGTGTCGTGATTCCAGTCGGATCAAACAACACCAACAACCCTTCAATTCAACGTCTCGATACAGGATCGAACCTTGCTCTCGCGCAATTTGAAATCATCGAGTTGCAAAACGCTATTAAACTGGCGATGTTCAACGACCTGCGTGATCCTGCTGGTCCTGTTCGTAGCGCCACTGAAGTTGCTATTGAATCCAGAGAGCTTGCAAAGCGGATCGGGTCGGCTTTTGGGCGACTTCAGACCGAGGTACTCATACCAATACTCAAGCGTGTCGTCGCAATACTAACTCGACGCGGCTTGATCGTACCTATCGAGCTTGATGGGCGCGATGTAAGGGTTAAATTCACGTCACCACTAGCACGAGCGCAGGATGGTGAGGATCTGTTAGCTGTTCAGCAGGCGGTTCAGTTCGTATTGGGTACGTCTGGCCCAGAACAGGTACTCATGGCGTACAAAACCGAGGACTTCGGTACGTGGGCGGCAGAGAAAACAGGGATGCCAGCGGAATTGGTGCGATCTGAGATAGAAAAACAGCAGATTATCCAAGCCGGGGCGCAAGCTCAGATGATGCAACAACAACCACAAGAAATGGAAGCTGAATGACTTGGGAAACGATTGAGGGCCAAGGCCCAGATGCCAAGAAACAACAAGCAGAAATAAGGGAAAAGCAGGCAGAGCTATCGAAAGCCTATGCCCGTTGCTTCAATACCGATGACGGGCAGAAGGTTTTAGAAGACCTCACCCGTCGATTTCTCTTTGATAACGCTACTGCCCTATCTAGCCAGAACGTCGCGTATGAAGCGGCGTATCACAATGGCGAGGCTGGCGTGATTCGCATGATCATCCACTACATACAACAAGCTGAACGACTATGACTGAAGAAACCAAGAAGCGGGCTCGCAAAGCGAAGCCCAAGTACGAGGTTGTCTGCTCTGAACCCGATCACTTGAAGTCAGTAGGCTTCGACATGGATTGGCTTGGCGGACTAGCTGACCAGTATCAGTTCGATAAGTTCGAGTACCTGCATAAGTTTCGCGCATTTCGATGCTACAAAGGCGGGCAACACGTTGATTGGATCGACATCAACGACTTGTCTCTGCTGAATGGCAAGCGAAGGCTTGAGGACATCAAACTCAGGCACCAACCCATAAGCCCGAAGAGGGCTGTTATTAACTATCCTTGGAGATAAATCATGGAAGAACAGGCCGTAGAAACAAACGATACCCTGACATCACTCGTTGATGCCGCTGAACCTACGTTGAGCGAGGGTGAATACTTCTTATCTGACAATGTAAAAGGCGTTGGCGAGATGCCCGAGTGGTACAAAGCCGACAAGTACAAGTCAGTCGCAGAGCAAGCCAAGGCATACACCGAGCTTGAGAAGAAGTTTGGTGGATTCACTGGCGCACCAAAGGACGGCTATCAGGTATACGATGGCGTCGAGTCGGACGATGCACTGTGGGGCGAGCTTGTAGAGTTTGGCAACAGCACCAATATGTCTCAGTCTGCGTTGAATCAGGCATGGGAACTATTGACAGCGCAAGAGCAAGCCATTGAGGAAGTGTCTGTTGAGGCAGAGATGGCAAAGCTGGGCGATAACGCTGTTGAGCGTATCAAGGTTGTTGAGCAGTACATGAAGAACAATCTCGATGCCGATACATACGAAGAGCTTCGCTACGCTGTGAACAGTGCTGAGTCTGTGAAGCTGATCGAGGCGCTGGTCAAGTCAACAGCACCTGCAAAGCTACCGATTGACGGCTATGTCGAACCCGGTGGACTTGAGTGGGCAGACATCGAGGCAGAGATGTTCCGCAAGGATGAGAACGGCAATCTGCTTCGCTCTGTTGACATAAACCATGAGCGCAAGATTCAGCGCATGATGAAAGAGTTTGGTGGTGATAAGCCATATACGCAGACGTTTGGCTAACACTAACAAATAGTGGTATCATCGGCGCATCGGATACCCCTTTCACAAGGCCCGGTAGTTTAGGTTGAACGACTGACCGGCTATCGGGTACTCAGTCCAAAACCTCTAAATCATTGTTATCAACTTTGACAACGAGGAGACTGAATCATGTCAAAGAATCTTTCGGCAGTTGCCGTACAAGAGTTTGACAGCATGGTGAAACAGGCATACCAAGGTATGGGTGTGCTCAAGCCTGCTGTTACAGTTCGCAACAACGTTGTGGGCGACATCTACAAGTTCCGCCGTATGGGCAAGGGCTTGGCTAACCAAAAATCTACTTCTGATCTCGTCACTCCAATGGACGTGACTCACGAGTTCAAGAATGCGACTCTCGCAAACTGGAACGCTCCTGAGTACACCGACATCTTTGACCAGCAGGAAGTAAACTTTGACGAGAAGCAAGAGCTTGCGAATACTATCGCTGGCGCTCTTGGCCGTCGTTGTGACCAGCTTGTCATTGACGCGATGGATGCCTCTACTCCGCTGACTACTACAGTTGCGGCTGGTGGCACCAACTTGACAATGGCTAAGGTCATCGACGCTCAGGTTGAGCTTCGCGATCAAGGTGTTCCATCTTCTGAGTTGTTTGCTGTTATCGAAGCAGGCGGTTTGGGCGGATTGTTGAACGATGAGAAAGCAACTTCTAGCGACTATCAAAACATCAAGGCACTCGTATCTGGCGAAGTCAACACACTTGTTGGTTTCCAGTTCATGGTGATCGAAACTCGTACTGAGGGTGGTTTGACTGAAGCGGCGAATATTGTTGACTCTTGGTTCTTCCAGCGTCCAGCTGTTGGCCTTGCTATCGGCATCGACATGAAGACAGAAATTAACTGGATTCCCGAGCGTACAGCTTGGCTTTCAAACGGTATGTTGAAGGCTGGCTCTGTTGTACGTGACGAGGGTGGTCTCGTTAAAGTTCAATACGACAAGACTGCGTAAGGAGAACTAAGTCATGGCATTTGATTACACTAAGCTCTCACGCATTGGCGGTATGGGCGATGCTCAGAAGGTTTACGCTTATGCGTCAACTGATTCAATCGCAACTGTTACTGGCGCGGATTACTTCCTGCCAGCAATCAATGAACTTGAAGTCAACGACATCATTTTCGTAAGCGACTCGGATGCGGCGGCTGTTACTATCACTTTTGTGAAGAGCAACACCGGCACTGCAATCGACTGCGCGAGCGGAACTGCACTCGGCGACGCATAAGTTCCACGGCCCCTTCGGGGGCCATTCTAATTCTGGGTGAGTTATGGCGAGTAAGATCGACTTAATTAGCAATGCGCTTATTCTGATCGGGGATACTCCGATTAACGCACTTACTGGCGGATCACGGCGCGAGACAGTTGCCAACAATCTTTACGACAACATCGTCCAGAACGAGCTAACAAAGCATCGTTGGGGCTTTGCACGTAGGAAGGCACAGATATCTCTGTTGACGGATACCCCGGTTGACCCCAATGGCTGGAGAAGCATCTACCAGCTACCCACTGACATGCTGTTCTTGATCACTGTGACACCTGATTCCAACTATCAGATTTATGGTGACAAGGTATACAGCAACTCTACCCAAGCCCTATACGCTGACTACATTGCAAACGTCACTGAAGATGAGTGGCCTGTGTACTTCGCAAAGATGATCGAGTACGCATTGGCTATGGACTTCGCGGCGAGCATTAGAGACAGTTCTGCGGCACGAGGTGAGATGGCGGCGGCCTATGTGAATGCGTCCCGTATGGCGCGATATACGGACTCTCAGCAGTACCCAACGGAGCAACTACGAAGCAACCCGTTCACTAATGTGAGGTTCTAATGGCTTTTAATAACGAGACCCTTTCACACGTTGGCGGAGCCTCTCCAGCACCAAGGATTTATACCTACTACACTGAGGACTCTCAGGCGACGGTTACTGCCGCAAACTATTTCGATGATGCGTCTACAAAGTTCCAAGTAAATGATGTGATCCACGTCATAAACACGACTGTGGTTTATAAACTATTGGTGACGGCTGTTAGCAAGAAATCTGTCACGGTAGGAAGAACCGGGATTACAAGTGCGGGCTATGCTGTATATGACGACTCAAGAGCCTCAACACTAACTCTGACTGCCGACACTCTAACGGTAGTCCCCAATGACGCGCTGGGTACAGCTACCACTAACGCCTATCTTCCGTTGGGCGTGACCAATTTGTGGAACGCGGCAACAAGCTCGTTTGATTTTAGTCAGTTATCGGTAGGCGATACGGTTGAGATGCGGATTATTGTCCAGCCAACAACTACCAGCAACAATACAGAAATCGAATTGGATCTGTATCTTGGCTCTGGCGGCACTCAGTACAAAGTGCCTTTCATTACTACGCAGAATTTCCAATTTTCTGGGTTGTATGAAGCTACCCGATACACCTCGTTTCCGATAAGAGATGAAGATACGAGAACGTCTCCCGCGCAGTTTAAAGCAATGGCAGATAAAAACTGCACTCTTCAGACCGATGACTTCTTTGTAAAAGTGACGCGCAATGGCTAAGACTCGCTATATACAGTCTAACTTTGTAAGCGGTGAATTATCGCCACTGCTGAAAGGCCGCATTGATATCAACCAGTATTATCAGGCGGCTGAGACAGCTAGTAATGTTGTGATTGTTCCTCAAGGCGGCTTGCGTCGTCGCCCCGGCACTGAGTTCATCGCTGAGACCACACGCAACTTGGTGTCTTTTGCTTACACAGGAACCATGCCGAATGGCGGCACAGCGTCGGTACTGTATGGCAATGACGCAACAACCACATCAACTACGGTAGCGATTGGCACGACCAATGATTACGTCGTAGTCAAGGCCGATAAAGGCGCAAGCAACATAGCTGATATCGAGTTTATTGATATCCGGCAAATTAGCTTGTCGTCTGGCACCTCAACTGAGTTCAAAGTTCAGTATTCCTCTGACGATGTGACGTATACCGACGCAGGTGACGTTCCATTGATCGGCACAAGCCCACAGGACTTCCGCATCAAGATTGGCATATACGCTCGCTACTGGCGTCTGGTCCGTGTTGGCACGACTGATTTGGGGTCGGCGACGATCACGGCGGCAGGATTTCAGCTAATCCAAGAAACCGGCGTTGATAGTGACTGTAAGTTGGAAGACTTCAGCGTTGAGGATGATCGGCATTACCTGATCGAGTTTACGCGGGACAATATCGCTATCTTCCGCTCTCAGCTTGTTGGGCTAAACATCCAGACCACGCGAGTTGCGGACATCAAGCCGACTTATGATTCTACTGTTGACGTATCAACTGTGCGAACAGCGCAGATCGAGAACGTCATGCTGGTCTTCGGCAACTTCGAGCCTATTCGCTTGGTGAATCTTGGTACGGATGCGGACTGGGTTATCGACAACATCCCGTTCATTAACGTCCCTCAGTACGATTTTGACGATGCACAAAGCCCTACTCCCGTTGATGACGTGCAAGTGCTGACGCTGGGCGGCGGTAGCTTGGCAAAAGGCGATAGATTTCAAGTTGATATCGAGTCGATCCAGTCCAAGAACATTACATTCGCGGGTGACGGTACGGCAGATGAGCAAGCCTCAACTGTTTTCAACATCCAAAAGAATCTGCAAGAGATGCCAGTCTTTGGCGAGACGGGTGTGGCCGTAGCAAGAACAGGCGCATTGCAGTACACGATCACAATATCAGGCGAATCCACAAAAAACTTCGAATTGTTTTCTGGCTACTTCACTGAAGGCGATGCAAGCAATACGGTTTCGTTTGTAAAGACCGCCAACGGTACACCCAGAAAAGAGGATGTTTGGTCTGCTACCCGTGGATACCCTATCAGCGCGTGTTTCTACGAAGGCCGGTTGGTACTTGGTGGCACTCAGTCCAAGCCTCAGTCGATCTTCATGTCTAAGACGGGCGCATTCTTTGACTTCGACATTGATGACGGCGATGACGATGAGGCGATCTTTGCCACCATCTCTTCACGCAAGTTGAATGACATTGTTGACGTATATCCCGGTCGTAACTTGCAGATATTTACGTCTGGCGCGGAGTTTGCTGTAACCAGCAGACCCGTCACCCCGTCCAGTATCAACATTCAGCCACAGACTTCACACGGCGCAAACAGTGTTGAGGTCCAAGATGTGGATGGCTCGACCATATTTGTAGACCGCTTTGGTAAATCGCTCCTGAGCTTCCTGTATTCGTTCAACGAGGACGCTTACACCACAGACGATAGGTCGGTACTGGCCTCACATTTGATCAATCAGCCGGTCGATATGGCGCTCCTAGCGGGTACTGCGAGTGACGACGCTAACTGGCTATTTATCGTAAATAGTGACGGTACAGCGGCCATCCTGAACACCCTGAGAAGCCAAGACATCAACGGCTTCACTAGCTGGAGTACGAGCGGCGACATCAAGAGCGTTTGCGTTGTAGACGATCAGTTGTTTATGACGGTTGAGCGCGAAGTAAATGGCACTGACAAACTGTTTATTGAGCGCTGGGACTTCACCTATCTCATGGATTGCTCGATCAAGAGCGTACAAGTGGCTGGTGTTATCGACGGACTAGATCATTTGGACGGCGAATCGGTCAAGGCTATTACACGCGAAGGCTATTTGGACAAGAACGAGGGCTATGTGCTGTCGTCTTACACGGTAGCTAGTGGGCAGATCACGCTTGATGCCAGTGAACAATACTCGCTAACCACGTATGAGGTTGGCTTGCCGTTTGTTCCTACTATTAAGCCGATGCCACTGAATACCAACATCGGATCAGGCCAAAACCAGATGCGTCTGAAGAAGATTGTCCGCATGAACCTGCGTGTCTACGAGTCTTCCGGTATCTATATCGACGGCATCCCTGTACCTATCCGCTCGTTTGGCGAGGCAGGTATCACGTCACCACTTACTAACGAGTCTATTGTCCCCACAAGTGGCATAATAGAAGATATTTACGATATTAACGGCTGGGGTAGAGAGGTCATACCGACAATCACTTGTCCTGATCCTACGCCCATGCACATACAGATGATTGAATACGAAGTTGAGGGTAACTAGATGGACCCGTTTACTATATTGGCAACACTGGCTGTAATTTCTGGGGCGACATCCGCCTACGGTCAAGTGCAAGCTGGTAAAGCTCAAGAGGCAAGTTTTAAAGAGCAAGCCAAGCAGGAAGAGATGGCGGCTCAAAGCCAAGAGCTAGCACGTCGTCAAGAGCTTAACCGGGCATTAGCGGCTAACGTCGCGGCACTCTCAACAGCAGGAATATCTGGGGAAGGCACACCAGCAAGTTTATCGCTGGAAAGTGCAAAACAGGCAGGTCTTAGCGAAATGACTATCGACCTATCAGAACGCCTACGAAGGGCGTCATTACAACGTCAGGCACAAGCGGCAAGACAGCAAGGTCAATTAGGTGCGGCAAGTACGCTATTACAAACAGGCGTACAAGTTGCGACTCTAGGCCAAAGTGCTGGCGGAGAAGGCGGCGGAGAAGGCGGTTAAGAATGGCTCAGAAGCGCATTGATTACTACGGCAGGTTTACACCAACAGGTGTAGATACGTCTCAGGCTAAACGCTTGCAGGCTCTCTCTGGCTTGGCTGAACAGGTCGGCGGTATTGCGTATGGTGTTGCTTCTGACATTGCCGAGCGCAGAGGCTTACAGGCTGGACTTGCGGCTGGACAACAGGCGGCAGAGAAAGGCGAGATCATTGAGACACAAAAAGGCTTTTTGTCACAGATCTCTATATTCGATCAGGCATATAACAACGCTATGTCAAAGGCATACGTTGCTGGCGTTGATAACGACGCACGAGAGAACATTAACCGACTGCTGACTGACAACCCCGATGACATTGATGCGTTTGATTCCGCAGTGAATGCGTATCGAACAGGCGTCACGCAGAACATAGCCGATGAGTTCAAGCCACTGATTGACCAGTCAATGGATCAGATGATCTCTAGCGCTCGGTCACAGGTACACCAAGCGCAAACAGCCAAGAATCTCAAGAGCGCGGATGACACGCTCATTCGCTCTGGTCAAACAGCAAGCGAGGCCGCATTGAAGGCGGCACGTATCGGTGATGATGAGTCGGCATTGATCGGTCGTATGAATGCGTTTTCATCTTTTGATGCGCGTGTTGAAGCTGGAACGATGACTGAGGCGGCGGCTGAGACTGCAAAGCAAAATCTTATTGTAGCCACTGAAGGCGAGAAAGCCCGAGGCGGATTGCAAGCTATCATTAAGAATCGCGGCGCGTATGCGGCGGTTGAGTTTATCAATGCGGTAGCTGAGACGCCTGTTAGTAACTTCACGCTTGAACAGCAGGAAAATCTTGCAGATGTTCTACGTGCTGACTTGAACGAGTACATATCACTGACCAACATCCAAGAGAAGCAAGCTGAGGATGCACTGAAGGCCCGTCAAGGCGAGAACTTCACTAGCCTGTACGTTGGCATCATTAACGGCGAGACAGACGTGGGCGACATTACACGCACTGCTATGGCTGGCAATCTCACGCAGTCACAACTGACTACGCTGACCAATGTGATGAACACTCGCGGTCAAGGTATTGATGACTTCGATCTGATCTATGACATCCAGACGCAGATGTATCAGAACCCACAAGCGGCGCGTGACTTGATTATTGCTAACACTGGCACCCGGCTGACCGGATCTAGGGCGCAGTCATTACTGTCTACGCTAGGTGAAGAGCCTATTTTGAACACGCCAAAGGCTACGCGCTATCGCAAGTATGTCAGTACAAACGTGGGCATTGTTGACCCGATTACTGGTCGCTTTACTGGCGCAGGTACGAAGGAACGTGCCGCTGACTTAATGCTGGCGTTTGATGAGAAGGTGTTGGCTGGTGAAGATCCTTCCGCTGTCGCAGAGCAATTGCTAGATATCAACGACATTCCACCTCAATTCACTAGCGAAGCCGATGTGAACAAGGCGCTTGAGCGTTTAGC